ACTTAGTTCGGCACTCAGCCCCCCCCCACATGAACGAACGACCGCTTTCTCAACGCTTGTTGATCTTCACCTCAACAATGCTGATCCTTGCTGCTGGCACTTGGTACGGCGTCAGCGCAAGCCTTTCCGAAATGGCCCGCAACGACTGCAATGCAGGCGTTCAAGCTGCTTGCGAGGCCCTGAAGTGAAACTGCTTCGTCCTAAGCTGCTGCGCAGCTCCTACAACCTGCCCGCAAAAGCCATCAAATTTCTTTCAATTCCTGGGGAAATTTGGTTGACTACCCAAGAAATGGCGAGTTTGCTTGACATCTCTGTTCAGTTAATATGTCAGCACCGCCCTGTCCTGTTTGCTTCGGATCAATTTGTTCGCAGAAGAAATGAAACTCCGCAGGACAGAGCTTTTATTTGGAATGCGCAAACAGTAATCAATCGCATCATCGACCTACGAAAAACTTTCCCCGAACATCTTGCTGGCGGTCTGCAAACTCATGAGCAAATTCAAGCTTACGACCAGACTCAACAGCCTTCAATTGGCGAATCAGGCATTGTCTTGGACGTAAACACCGTCGAAAAGGAGGAGCCGGCCGAAGTCTGCCCGCAGCCCCCCAGCCAAGGCAAGCCGGCCCCGGCAAAGTCTATCCCCGCCGAGCCGAGTCAATCGGCTTCTAGCTCTTTGACTCACGCCGAAGTCATGAGAACCTTTGAGGTCGCAACGCGCTTCGGAGGCAGTTTTATGAAAGCCATTGCACTTGCTGGATTGCACGCCGACCCGGACAACGTAGGCAAGATCCTGCGCACTTGGCCCAGCATCAAGCAGCAATACGGCCCCGGCACTCCTTTCTATGAAGAGGAGGCCTGATGGACGCTCTTGATTATTTTTCACACCCTGGCTACAGCCAAAGCGATCTCAAGGCTGCCTTAGATTGCCCCTTGACTCTTTATGAGTTCAAGCACAAGGGTGGCCGTGGAAAAATTCCCCCGACACCCGCAATGCTTGAGGGAACAATGCTCCACTCGCTCATCCTTGAGCCTGAGGAGTATATCAAAACTTATGCACCTTGCGCCCCGCGCAACACCAAGGCAGGCAAAGAGCAAGCTAAAGAGCTTGAAGCGCTTGGCATGATTCCAATCACCCAAGCACAAGCTGACAAAAACACGGACATCCTTTTGCGCGTCCGTCAGCACCCAACCGTTTCTAAGTTGCTGTCGCAGGGGCAAGCGGAAGTGTCTTTGTTTGATATTGACCAAGCCACAGGGCTGCAGGTCAAAGGCCGGCTGGATTGGTTGAACGGTGACACCATCATCGACCTCAAAACCGTTGGGTTTGGCAAGGCAGAACCGACAGAGTTTGCTAAACAGGTTGCAAACTTTAAATATCACCTGCAGGCGGCTCATTACCTTGAGCTGGCAAAAGCCAACCAGTTCATCTTTATCGCAATCTCTCGGGAGTTTCCTTATCAGATTGCAACCTATGAGCTGGATGATTTTGCCATCCATGAGGGGCAGCGCCTTCGCCGCAACGCCCTAAACCTGATTGCCTCTTGTGAAGAAAGTGGCGAGTGGCCTGGCTACACCTCCGACGTTCAATCTCTCAGCTTGCCCAATTGGGCATACTCCACATGACAAAATTCAATGATGAGCAAAAACAGCAACTAGCTGCACCGCTTTTACAAAAACACGTTTCCACCCGGCGTGGCGGCGGTGGCACTCTCAGCTACATCGAGGGATGGCACGCCATTGCAGAAGCCAACCGCATCTTTGGGTTTGACGCTTGGACAAGTGAAACGGTTCACATGGAATGTGTGAGCAGTGAAGGCGGCACCATCAGCTACATTGCCCGCGTCCGCGTCACTGTTGGTGATGTCAGCCGTGAAGGCTGGGGCGCAGGCCATGGCCGCGGCGGCTCACCCGGTGATCGCCATGAGTCCGCCGTAAAAGAAGCCGAAACAGACGCACGCAAACGCGCGCTGATGACGTTCGGCAATCAGTTTGGCCTTGCTCTTTATGACAAAGAACAGACCAACGTTGAAAGCACAAAGCCAACAGCCAAACGCGATTCATCGCGTGACAACCAAGCTATTTACGGCAAGGCAATGGCTTATGTTGCATCTGTCAAACAGCATGACATTGACAAGGCTGAAGCCTATGTCCGTGCAAGCAAAGACCTGACAGACGAGCAGAAAGGCAAACTGCTAGACACCTTGCAAGCCAAGAGGTAACCCATGGGCAAAGTCGGCCCTTACTTAAGCATCGCTGAGCTGTGCGCACGATGGGACAAAAGCCCCCGTACGCTTAGGCGCTGGCGAGAAGACGCGAATGGCCCGCCTTTTTATACGGTGCCGATTTGGGAGCAACCCCGCGGCATCGGCAGCCATCAACCAGTGGTTCGCTACGACCTAGCGGAGCTGCTGGCTTATGAAGAAACCCACGGAATCACACCACTCAATTGATCATGGCCCCCAAAGTAAAACTTTCAGAACTAAAAGATGAAATGCCCTTGGAGGCATATTATGCGGTTTCAGATGTTCAAAGCATGCTTCAAACCATGGCAATCGCTTTGCATGAGATAGACATGGTGGCAGACACTAAGTTTGCTGACGTAGTGCGTTTGACAGGCATGGCGCTCGCAAGAATGACTCATTTTGAAAAAACGGGCTTATACGAACGCCCAGAAGAAAGCACGAAAAGTTAACAACATTTTTTAGCCAATCAAAAACAATTTTCTCATGCCTGACTACATCCCCGCCCTGCCCGTTAACGGCAAGTTCAGCGTCATCAAGCGCCCTGATGATGACAAGTACAACCCCGGCGCTCCTGCTCTTTGCTGGACCTTGCCAGTTGAATCCATCCCGGCATTCATTGAGCTGCTGATGGCAATGGAGGCAAACCCCGAGAAACACAAGGAGGTTCGCATCTACAACGTTCAAACCAAACAAAACAACTCTGTTTCTTGCATCCAGCTATGGCACAACGGCAAACAAAGCCAGTTCGGTGAGGATGACGTTTATGGGTTCATTGCGCCTGCCAAAGTTACCGCAATCAGCACAGGCAGCAGAACTGAAGACGTGCCCTTTTAATGCCGAGCGATGAGCTGCGCGCATTTTGGCGGCTCGATCGGTACGGCCTAATCCTTGGGGGGGAGTTTTTCTCCCCTTCCAAGGCTGCCGACAGCCACTACACCAAAGTCTTAACCGCGCACCTAGACAACATGGCACCTAAGAAATCTGCTCAAGCTCCGCAATCCGATTCACAGCCTGAATCAAAAGCTGACGCTGCGTCCAGTTAGCTTTAAACAAATCCGAGCACAACTTGCGAATCTGCTGCAGATCATCACAAGCAAGGATCGATCTGCTCAGCTTTTCCCTGGCCAACTCATCCTCCAGCGAAGATTCAACAATCAGCCAGTTTTGGTTAGTCATGAAGTTGGTTTAGCGATTCAACAAACTGCCGCTTGGTTTTGTAAGGTTTGTGCGCTCGTATTTAGCTGCTTCAGTATAGCCAGCATCAGTAATCCCAGACCACCTTGGGCCTACCTTGCCGAATCCCGATATGGATGAACCCATGCGGTGCGCCCTTGCCGGTGCTGTATGGCCAATGCTTTATGCACCAATCTTGCAGCTTATAAATATCAACACCTTTAACGTACCAATCAACGGCGCCTTCACCTTCCTTAAATAGGTGTTCGCTGCTGCTGGCACCACCAACCATGCGATTGATTGCAGTTGGTCGATAGCCACTTGTGATGATCACCGGCTTGCTGCCAAATGCAGTCCGTGCGCGTTCCAAAAATGCAGCTAACTCGGCTGCGATATCGATCTGATACTGATAATCGAACCGCCGTTTTTCTTGGTCAAGTGCAAATTCGCCAATACGGATGTGTGGCGTGATGCGTGCGCTGAATGCACTGCTTGGGCTTAATCGTGCTGGTTCTTGCTGCTGCTCACCAATCCACAGCCGTGCTTCCGCACGTCGCCGCCGCTGCAGACCGGCTTCTACTGGTGTACCAGGGTTGCAGTAGAGCTCAAGCGCTGCCGGCACTGCTGCCCAATCACGTTCACGCAGACACCGACTGATGGTCTCAAAGCCAGCCAGCCCGCAAAAATCAGCGCCAAGGTTATAGGCAAAACTCACCAATGCGCATTGCTTATTGGCTGGCATCTCATTCCAATGCGGCACCGTCTTGCGCAGTTTGTCGGCAATGAAATCTATTTCCAACCGCAAGAGCATCTCGGCTTCAACCATATTGATCTGATCGCCACGTTTTACTGGCACGCCGCCGCTGTAACGCGTGGTGCCATAGCCAATCGTCCACGGATACCCACCGCTTAGCGGGTCAGGGTATGCACTGAGATGACAGCCCTCAAACTCTTTTATCAGTTCTATGGCTGCCGATAAATCCGTCTGCTTACCAGCTGCTTGCCATGTTTTATACCACGGCTGCGAGCGGTCAAGCAAATGTGGCACTTCTGCCAGCAGCGCATCTTCAAGCTCCGCCACTGCCGCCATTTGATGCGGTGTGCCGTGCTTGTAATATCGAAACAAATCCGTCAGCTTGATCATGGCGCTTTGATGCTCAGATGCTCATGCTGCCGTCGTCGTGATCTTCGATCACAGGCGCTGGCGTGGTTGGTGATTGTGTTACGTGCCAATCCGCTTCGGCGCAATCGAACTTGGCGGGCAATGTGTCATAGAACTTATAGTCCTGTGCCCATTGCCTTAGGTGATCGCGCCAATCCTTATTATCAAAGCGAATCAGCCAGGTTTCTTTGGGAACACAACTTTCAGCGCCTTGACAATCAACTGCACCCAGGCATTTTCTTTGATCGGCAGTAGTGCAATGATTTCAGAGCCTGCAGCAACAATAATTGCAATTGTGGCAAGTGTGGTCGGGTCCATGTCAGATCGGTGGACGCGCCTCTAGCTTAGATACTCTTTGCTCTACCGTTGACAATCGGCCATACGTTTCCTTTCGGTCTTCTTTCATGTCTACATGCAGTGATTCCAATTGAGTAGCTATGTGTTCAACGGCCATTGTGAGCCGCACAACTGCTTCTCTCGCCTCGTCAGACTTCCGCGTAAACCCAGCTGCACCCATTGCTGCAACGCTGATACTTGCGCCGGCTACCGCGGCAATGATTTCGATCATGGCAGAGGCAGCTACCTGATCAGTTTACTTTCCTTGACCATACAATAGCAGCTGGCTTAAGCGCTAATTTCGTCAATACGAGCTTGCAGGGCTGCAATCTGGGACTGCTGCTCCTTAATTGCATTGACAAGAACAGGCACAAGCCCTTCGGCTGTGTATTTCAAACGGTTTTGATCTTCATTGTCAATAATCACAGGGTTTGAACCCTCAAGCGCCATGACCTCCTGCGCTTTGAAACCATATCGAACAGGGCCAACAGCAACATCAGATTCACGGCTCTCGCGGAATTGAAACGCAACAGGGTTCAGCTGTGTAATGAAATCAAGCCCATGCGGCACTTCAGCAAAGTTTGTCTTGTCGCGCTCGTCTGAAACGGTCGTCCAGCCAACTTGAATGTAAGCGTTGGTGACAGCAGTGCTGCCCATGACAACGCGATTGTCAGCAGTTGTAATCGTATGGACCGGAGCGCTAGTGCCAGCTGCATTGCGATCACCAATGACAATGTTGCCTGAGCCTGTTGTAATGTCTGAGCCGGCCAATTCACCCAGCGCAGTGTTGTAATTACCGGTGCAATTGGTTAACGCGCTTGCGCCAATCCCTGTATTGCCAGTGGTGTTACCAAATGTAAAGCCTGACCCTATTGCTTGACTACCAACAGCAGTGCAATTTGTATTAGTGCCAAGGCGACCGCTCATGGCTTGATAGCCGATTGCAACTTGATCGCTAGCGCTTACACAAATTCGATGGACTTTGTAGCCGATATTTACGCAATTAGTGAAATCGCCCTCGTAAGCCGTTTCAGTGCCTGCAAGAAAAGATTTGGTTGCGGTGCAAAGGTATCCAACGGATGCGCCAACCCCAATCACATCACTATGAGTTGTAAGCCCACTGCCAAGCGCTCTATAGCCAACAGCAACGTTTTTCGTTCCGCTGCTTAAATCCGCCAAGGCGCTTGAACCAATCGCAACGTTATCCGAACTCGTGCAATCACTAAGAGCGGCCCACCCAACAGCGACATTATCATCACCGCTTTGCAAGGCGTCTAAAGCATAGCCACCAATCGCGACGTGTCTGCTCCCATAACGGTTGTCGTGAAGTGATTGATACCCAACTGCAACATTATCGTTTTTCTCTGTAAACAAGCCCGCGCCATACAGCGCTTGATAGCCAACAGCTGTATTTCTAACGCAAGCCGCGCCGGTAGCAAAAGCTTGGTACCCAACAGCCGTGTTGTTTGTGCCGTTATTGTGCGAATATCCGGCTTGATAGCCAATTGCCGTAATGGCGCCACCATGCACTTGCCCGGCTTCTCGGCCAATACAGACCGAATAACTATAATTGCTCACACCAGCGCCCCGACCAATACAAACCTTGTCTTGCGCTGATGTTGTCGCGGATGAGTCGTCTATTACAGTAAAATCACCAATTAATATATTGTTGGAGCCGGTTGTAATGCTTTTGGACCCATCAAATCCAATACAGATATTTTTTGTGCCACTTACAAGGTTATCATAAACCGTAGCTGGCGCCGCCGAATCGCCAATACCAAAAATTATGTTGCTAGATACATCGCCAATGGTATAGGGGTTTGCATAAATCGTGCCATTGACCTGCAACTTACTGTTGCCATTTTCGGTCTCCGTTGCAATTAACACTTGCCCACTATCATCGACAGTAGCTCGATGAATGCCGTTTGTCGCAATGGCCAGCTTGTCGGCGGCTGAACGATATAAGCCTGTATTTGGATCGCTTTGAAATGCAATTGATGGTGATGTCGCGCTGCCATTAGCAACGCCTTTCATCACATTGCTGACTTGGATTTTCTTGTTTTTGTCTGCTGCTGCCACTTCGCTAATATCAACAACCGCCAAAACATCATCAGTGGCCGGCGTTGTCAGTTCTGACAGATCTGTAATCTTGCTGTCTGCCATTCGTCTATGTTTTGATCACATACATCATAGCGATATTACGCGGGCGAGTCTCGTCAGTTGCTGAGCCTGGAGTGCCGTCAAACGTGCCATCAGCACCAGCAGGGCTAGTGTGGCCGCCTTTGCCTGTATTTGTTGTCGCTGTTCCAACAACTCCACCAGTACCACTGCCGCCTTGAGCAGCACCAGTGGTTCGATAGGTTTCGGTGTGATTGTGATGCTCTAGCTGGTGCCCTTGAGCGCTACCAAAGGTGCGTGTCTCATCAACACCTGTTCTTCCATTGCTCCAACCACGAACAAACTCGCCACGCAAGTCAGGCAAAGTAAATGTTGTGCTGCCGTCGCCGTTACCCCAAGTCGTTCCAATGGCTGCAAATAAATTGCTGTAAGTTGCCCTAGAAACGTCGCTACCATTGCATTCAAGATAGCCACTTGGCACCGTCGTTGTTGCCATGCAAAACACAGCACCGATAGGCACACCATCTGGAACGCCAAGAGTTGTAAATGAAAGCTGGCCAGCCCCGTTGGTTTGTATTACCTGCCCACTTGAACCATCTGCAGTCGGCAGCGTAAATGTTTGATTCGCTGTCAACGTGCCAGCTTTAATCCCAATGTAATGGCTGTTGTCGTTATCGTTGAAGCGGATTTCGTTTTGGGATTTAACCTCAAGCGCTGTTGCGTCAAAGCTATATTGCAAAGCCCCTGCTGTTGTTACCCCAAGCGTGTCAGCGGCAGGGAAATAAAGCCCGGTGTTAGTGTCACCAGTGTTTGTCAGGCTTGGGGCCGATGCACTGCCATCAGCAACACTTACAGGCTTTGCCGCTGTAAAGAAACTGTTGCTAAAGGTGTAATGATGATTGCCTGCAGTGGCGATCTTAAGCTCCGCTACGGCGCCGAAAATTCCAGTATCAGTGTCATTGGTTAGCTGAATGCTTGGGGAAGATGCTGTCCCATCAATAATTTGAATGGCCCCAGTAAAAGCTGGGCCACTTAAAGTTGCAAGACCTAAGTTGGCCGTGTCAAGGGTTCCAATTGTAATCCAGTCAGAATTTGACGTGTTTCTAATCTTAAGCAATGAATTTGTTTCATCAGCCCAAAGCTGACATTTAAACATCTGCGCCGGCTCCGCCCCAGCATTACTTTGAAACAGCGCTAAGAAATTATTGTTCAGATCAGCCCGTACGGTGCTGCCAGTGCCGTTTTCAATGTTGCCAAGGGTCATTAGCCTTTCCCGTATCCCGTTGCCGTCCAGCTAACCTGGCGGGCCTGTCGGGTGTCACTGCTATTGTAAACCGAGATGTCAAATCCTGTCGCGGTGCTGTTGTTAATTACATAATAATCACCACTGCTTTGAGTTGTAAATGCAATCCCAACCTGCGGAGTCAGGTAAAAGCTGTTGCTGTAGGTGACAGACACATCAGCGCTAGCGCTTGTCGTCACGGTGCCCGTCTGTGAATACACAGGCAAATTAGCTCTAACTTCTAGCTCTTGAATGCCGACTTGATCACGGTTGCTGGTTGTAGTGACCTCGGCTTTGACCTCAAACGCACGAGCTTTAAACTCAGCGTTATTGAATTTGCGCCAGCTGGTGTACGTCGGGCTGCCAGATGGATCATCCTGTGTCGTCCTGATGTACAGCTCGCATTCAGCGTCCTGCGGAACACTTCCCTCAAAATCAAGGATTGAGTCGAAATCAACAACATCATCAAATCGCGTATCAAGCGGCCTAAATCCACGAATTTTAACAGTTGAATCTAAGCTTACATTTGTCACCCCTGAAAACGTGATTGGGTTGCCGGCAAATAAATAGGTGCCAGATGTGTAAAACAACGTGTCGCCTTCGCGCAGAAATTCACTGGTGTTATCTTCTTGCAAAAGCTTATCCCCAGTCTCAAGCAGAATTGAACCAATCCCCGCGCTTGAGCTTTCCTGTCTTAGCTGCAATTCATTTGTAATGGCATTGACAACCAGATTAGTTTTAGTGCCGTTGAAGCTTGAGTGTTCAGTTGTTGTGCTTTGCGTAAACAGATTTAGCAGATCAGGCTTAAGAAATTCGATTAAAGAAGCTGTTAAACTTTGCCGACCGCCTGAATCAACAAACTTGATTGAATAGGTGCCTTCTTTTAAATCAACGTAAGCCTCAGTGCTGCTGCCAGAAATCTCCTTTGCAATCGTTGTTGAGTTTGCCCATGTCACGCCAGACGTTAACGGTGAGTGCCTAATCAGCACATGCCCACCAACACGCACATCCAAGTCAATCGCTCGATCCCATGTCAAACGCGCTTGACCATTCACAGGGATCATGCTGAAATTGCTTACATCAGCCGGCGCAGCAGTAAGGCCGCTGACAGTAACCGTAGCCTCCGCAGGTACTGACTGCTTTCCAATTGCAGAATTAGCAGTTACGCGGAAAGTAAACAGGCCGCTTTCATTGGTCGTGAATGTAAGGCTGTTGTAAGGGGTGTCACCGATAGTAAAAAAGCTTAGGGTGTTTTCAGTCTTAACTGATACCTTGTAACCCGTTGCGTTTTTTACATTGCGCCACGAAATTTCCAACTCTGTCGTGACAGCATTATTGACCTCAATCAGCCTTTCGTCAATGCTTAGGTTTTTAGGCGACTCAGGTGTTTCATTTAGGTTTGTAATATCACGCGGTTGAAGTGCTAACCCTTCCTCAACGAAAGCATATTTATCAGGGTTGTGCTCAAGCGCTGTAATCGAGAACAGTTCGCCATTTTCTGTGACGCTGATCACCCGAAATGTTTGCGCAACAATATCCGTTGACTCGACAATATATATGCTTTCTGCTGCAGGCGCCTCGCTGAATGCAGAGCTAACGTTAACCTGTTTGGCATCAAAATTACTTGTCAACACAGTTCGCTGCTCTACTCTCCCGTCAGGCAGCACAACCGTAATCGTGTCCCCCGGCGACATTGCAACGCTATTATCTAAAATCAATTGCGTGGTTGTTGCTGACGCAATCCGCCCACCCTTGCGTGAGCCCGCACGCATCTGATCGGCTACCTTGATGATCTGCCCAGGTCGTACAATCGCGCCATCAAGCCCAACTTGAAAGGTGCAGGTTCCTGACTCATTCTGCTCAGAGTAGAGCAACCATCGCCCGACTCTATTGGCTTGGCCGCGACTGGTACAGCCAAAGGCCACAACCTGCGTTTCAATCACCCCATACTTGGCAATGGCCGCCTCATCTGACACATACTCAATCCGCTGCTCATAGGCATTGGCAGGGTCATTCCATGTGACCAGCGCCACCGTGTGACGTGACTTTAAGGAACTGCCCTCATAAATAAAGTCGCCATTAACAACGTTGCTATTGCTGAACAGGGCAATAGGGTCACTTGGTCGATCTTGGGAGAACGCAATCTGCCCAGCAGACCAATACGCCATCCCACGAAAAACTGACGCAAAATCTTGAATTACGTTGTAAGCATCATCGCGACTTTGCAGGTAGACGTTACACAAGAACCTAGGCTCCTCGCCGCCTTCGCCGTCGCTAACAAGCTCATTGCAATACTTGCTCACCTCATAAAGTGACCACTTGTCTACTTCTGTGCTATTAACAAAACGTCCCAACCCATAACGCGATGAAACAATCAGATCACGCAAGATCCAAGCAGGATCAGCACACCATGCGATCTGAAATGCCCCATCCCACACGCCAGCGTAAGTTAACCGTCCGTTTGAAGAATCAACGGTTGCGTTGCTTGGGATTTGTACTTTAATTCCCTTGATGTCATATGAACGAGTTGGAATTTGTTGAAATTGAGAGGCGTCAAATCGCAACCCAACAACAGCAGATAACGGATAACGCAACTTGCCCTCAATGATTGAGGTAATGCTGCTAATCGCAAGCTTGCGAAAATTCGTTGTCCCATCGTGAATGCCGGTTTTTCGCGTCAAGCGAACATTCCAAGGAGCAGAACCAGTTAGTTCAATGCGATGAGAACGCTCATAGGGGCTTGTGCATTTGCCTCGGACTGTTCCTTGCACTTTGTTTTCATAGATGCCACCGCTTGGTTGAACATCAATGTCATAGGTCAATGCCGTTGCTTTTAAACCATTGCCAACCACAAACAGCTGAGAAATGAGTACGTTAACAACGATTGTATCTGTGTCTGCATCAGTAATAGTTGTGACTTGGGCATCGTCTACATTGTCACCAACCTCAAGGTTTACTTGCGCAACACTTTCTGAGCTGCTGAATCCTGGTACATACTGTTGATTTTGAGTGCCTTCCCTAAATTGGAAATTTTCATAGACAAAGTTATCAGTGCCATCAGCATTGCGTACGGGCGTTTCGTCAAAATAAACCGACTTGGCCGCATCCGTATTTACAAACCCTTCAATCTCGCCTTCGCTAATCAGATCAATGATGCGTACACTGCTTTTGCTAAACAGTGAATTGCTGTCATCAACTGCTTGAGGCGCAACAACTGTCTGCTGAACTACAACCGTTTGCTGGACTGGCGGTTGCGACCTGGGGGCTGATTTCTTTTTCTTGCCACCGCCAGCGCCTTGAATGTATGTCATCAGATGTCTTCTGTGCTCAATCCGGCTGATACAACTACACTACCAACTTTCATCCGTCCGTAACAGATTGGGACTGGGTTACCTTGTGCCGTCAAATTAACAGCACCGTTGAAGACATAACTTGAGCGGTTGTCGGCCGGTTCATTGTTGCGCGGCGAGAATGATTCACGCGCTGGGGCACGACTAGCAGAC